GCTAAAACTGCGACTTGTGGGCAATGTGGGTCATTGGGTTTTGGATGACCAACATTGCCCACAAATCGAAGGCATGGGCGATTTGTGGGTCATGTGGGCAATGTGGTCACGAAAATTAAATCGCAGCGGCTCCAACGGAATGCGCGCCAGCCGCTACGGGCTGTATGTTTATACAGTAGTATCTTTTTCTTAGCTTAAAGATAAAGAGATGACCCACAATGCCCACAATCCCATTCGCGCCCTATGTTTATAGGCACTTGCGCGTGGGCAATTCGTCCGCAAAACATGACCCACACCATTACCCACATTGCCCACACACGCCATTGTAAAAAAATGCTTGACAGCCTACGCGCGCGCGTCTACTCTGCACCCATCGACAACGCAACTGAGGTACACGCCATGTTCGACCATGCAGATTTTGAAACTAACCCGAAGAAGTACGAACTGTTCCGCACCGCCCGCGTCAAGTCGCATGTGTTTACCGAAAACGGTGAAGACGACTTGGCCGCCGGCCAATTTGTCGCCATTCGCCATATTAAAAATGCTTACAACGGAATGCGTTGCCGTACTGAACCCGTCTATAGCCTCACCACGGGCGGCAAGGTGTGGGGCGTTATGTTCGCCAACAATCTCTCTGACTTTACGCTCTGAGGTACACCCCATGAAATTCTCCAACCTTTTGTTCTGCTGCTCCGCGATCCTCACGTTCGGCGCCTACATGGGAGCCGCCACACTTGGCCTCGCCCTGTTTGCGCAGGCGAGCGCAATAATCTGTCTTGCATTGAACGACTAACCTGCTGTAACCTAATCTCGTACAATCCAACACACTAAAGGACAATCCACCATGTACACACTCACCGTTTCTCTTGCCACCCTGCGCGCCGCTCGTACCCACGCCGCCGAAAATGACGTGCGCGCGTACTTGAATGGCATCTATCTGGATACCGCCGCCGGTAAGGTTGTCGCCACCGATGGGCATCGCCTGTTCGCCGCCAACGCGCGCGGCGTCAAGTCTGTATACCCTGCAGTCATCATCCCGAACGAGACTATTGACGCCGCGTTGAAGCAATTTACCGGCGAATACGCGCGCGGCAAGTCGCTGGGCACTATTGACGTTACTGTTACGATTGACGAAACGGCCGTAGCTATTGGCACGCCGACGGGTTCCGTTACCGGCCGCACATTGGACGGCCGTTTCCCTGAGTGGCGCCGCGTCGTCCCTAAAGCTGATGACGTAGGCGAGCATGTGCCGGCCGTACTCAACACTCAGTATCTCGCCGACGCGTGCGAGGCGCTCTCCATCGCGCGGAACGTGCCGAAAAAGAAAGCCGGACAACACGGCATCCGTATCCACATGCGCGGCGAGTTCCCGACTGTAGTGACGGACAACACCATCGGCGTGCTCGCACTCGTTATGCCCATGCGTAACGACTTGACGGCCGACGTTGCGCGCATGGCGTGCCGCATGGCACACGATGACGCGTTGCCGTACAGCGCGGACACGGCCGCCGCCGTCGCCGAAGAAGCCGCCTAATCATCCGATCCTACGGGCGGCGCCCACGGCCGCCCGCTCTTAACTAACCTAAAGGACACTACACCATGACGACCGACACCAAGTACAACGGCTGGACTAATTACGCCACATGGCGCGTTGCGCTAGAGATATTCGACTGTTTGGATGTCCGCGACTTGTACCCAACCGAGGTCGCCGACGACGACGCCTACGGCCTCGGCCAACTGTTGGAAGAATACGCCGATAGCGTGGTCACGCAGGACGGCTCGTTAGAAGGCCTCGCCGTGGACTACGCGCGCGCCTTCCTGAAGGATGTCAACTGGCACGAGATCGCCGAGCATATGCTCGACGATATTAAGGCGGAGGGTGAGTGACATGGCTCACAAGAAGTACGCTCGCACCTGTTCGGAGTGCGGCAAGGGCATGAACGAGGGCTATTGCATCGACAGCGGCTGTGAGTATTACTGCTCCGATGCTTGCTTGCATAAGCACTTCACCCCCGAGGAATGGGAATCCATGTACGCCGACGGCGACGGCGACTCGTACTACACAGAGTGGGACGCTGACGACGACGACGACGACGACGACGACGCGATAGATACCTATCACGCGTGGGACTGCGCGGGAGATGCCGCATGATTACTTGGCTATATTGGCTAACGGGTAGCCGGTGGCGGCATGCCATCGCGCGCCAGGACTGGCGCCGCGTCCCGCCGCCTAACTGGGCATGCAGCCGCCGGCGAACTGGCGGCGACTACTGGTGAAGGGGGACAGTATGCGGACACGTGACACCATCAACCCCGACCATTACAAGGTCGGGGGGATCGAAGCTATCGACTACATGAGGGCTAAGAGTACGCCGGAGGAATTCCAGGGCTATCTGCGGCTATCAGCCCTTAAGTACCTATCCCGTGCAGGGCACAAGGGCGACGCCCATGAGGACTACGCCAAGGCGCTCTGGTTCGTTACACGGCTAGTTGAGGAGGGCGAGCGTGAGTAACCTACACAACGCCGCCGAGCGCGCGCTAGAGGCGCTGGATAACCTGATACTGGCGTGCGAGCCGCCGGCCGACCCTAGCGCACTAGAGCCGGCAGTCGCGGCGGCTATCCAGGCCGCATCCGCACTAGCCGCCGCTATCTGTACCAGTCACACTGAGAGGGAGACAGTATGACCGAGCACTACGAGCCCGACCCGTTGGACGCTGAATGGGACAGCCGGGTACACACCACGACGGAGTACCGCGCCGAGATCCGGCAACTACGTGAGCGGTGTTGGCGGTACGCAAAGGAACTGGAAGAACTGCGCGAGAGAGTCAAGCGACTGGAGGAGCGAGTATGAGCAAGATTAACGACGGTGGCCCGGCGTTTCCGCGCCCGGCAAGCCAATTCAAGTTGAACCAATCGACGCATCAGGCTTTTCCCTACAACGGCATGACCCTGCGCGACTGGTTCGCGGGGCAGGCGTTGGCGGGGTTCATTGACTTTGGGACGAAGTCAGACGATGAGTATTTTGAACTCGGCGCACGGGCTGCATACCTTATGGCCGACGCCATGCTTAAGGCGCGGGAGGTGAAGCCGTGACACGCGAGGACATTATCCGATGGGCGCGGGAGGCCGAGGACTACGCCGACACCATCTACGAAAAAGGCGAATATCCCCCCGGATGGTTGGAAGTTCGTGACCAACGCTTCGCCGCCCTTGTCGCAGAGGCCGAGCGGGAGGCAATTTGCCCAATCGTCTACGGGCTGTGCGTGTCGGACAACAACGCGCAGGAAATCGTCAACGCAATCCGGGCAAGGGGGACGAAGTGACCCATGCCAAAGCTGACGACCGCTGACTGGTGGACGCGGCGCATCTGCCGATGGATTGACGTAGCGCGCAGGGAGGCGCGCAAGGGGCTTGGACGGCGCTATAAGCCGCCCAGTGACCGCCAATTCGTCGCCATTCGATACAATCAACTACAGGCCAAACAGCGTGATCTACTTACTCTTGACCATCGCCGCCGCAGTCCTCGTTGAGTGGCTATTTCCCGACGATAGATAGCGCCGGAGCTTTATCTTCGGCCATGTGCCGCAATTCCGACTTGGTAAGGTTGGCGAATTGCGGGTGGCAGAAAACGTGCTTGCGCGTCGGCCACTCGCGGGAGTGCAACCGACCGCAGTCCACCCACCCCGCCTCGCGAAGCGCGTGCATGAGCGCCGGGGATACGACCTTGACGCCTGTAGGCGCCAGACCTTGCAGACGATCACAGAGGGCGAAGAAGGGCGAGCCGATGACGCCACGGGCAAAGTCGCCCTGACGCTGCCGAAACATCTCGCCCAAGAACGACTCGGCCGTAGACATGGCCGATTCAATCATAATCAACTTGGCCTCGGTCATGGGCGGCGCGGCGCCAGGGTTGAACGCCGACACGTCGCGGGCGTCGAGCCACGCAGCCACGGCCTCAAACCCGCCGGACTTATACCATGCCCAGATACGGGCGGCGTCGGCCTCGGGCAGACGCTCGGCCTCCGACCAGACAACGAACCACCGCCGGTCATCGGAGGGCAAACTGATGGCGGCGCGCTCGTTAGAGAAGGACAGTACGAACACGCGGTTAAGGGCATCATACGGGTGCAAGCCCTTGCGGTTCACGCTCAGAAGTTCAGGCGGCGCGGCGATGACAGGCTTCAGGCTGTTTTCAAGCGCCCGCCGGTCTTTAGCCTCGGCCTGCCGCAGCTCGTTGATGACGATGACCTCGGACTCTAGGGCATAGCCCCACTGCGAGTTAAGTTCCTCGTTCTTGACGATTGCCACGTTGACGTGGGTATGGCCGCCGATAGACCACAGGAACGGCGCCCAGAGCGTGTCCTTACCGCTGCCAGGGCGACCGGCGTGCAGGACGGCATGGTTGATTTTCTGGTTGGCGTGCTGGCGCTTGTAGGCCATGACGTTGAAGACGTGCTCGCGCTCAACCGGGTCGGGGATCATGCGCTCGGCGTGCTCTAACCACACGGCCACGTCGCCGTCGCTAGCCGCCGGTCGCGCGTCGCGCCAACGGTTGCCGTAGACCAGGCCGTTGCGCGAGACAAGGATAGACTCGCCGGCGGCGAACGTGACGCCGACGAGCGAGTGAGCGCCCATGGCCTGCCGGTTCTCATCGAAGCAGACAGAGGCTTCGATGTTGCGGTTGGAGCGGATGCTGCGGCAGGGGATGTGGCGGAACAGGGCGTTGAACGTCTGCCGGCTGATTTCGCGGCGATCCACCATGTCAAAGTAGCTGTCATCATCTTGGATATAAGCAAAACGCTCATACCATTGCGCCCGTTCGATGCGCCCCAGTTCGCGGCGCTCGACCTCCTCAATGACCTTGGCGGCCTCGTCGGGGAACTCCTCGGTGGGGGTGATTCTGGCCAAAGCGGACTCCATCTTTTTTGCGAGCAGGTCATCCCGCAGGCCGTAGCCCGTCTTGGGGCCGCCTTCGGCTTCAACCCACCGCAGGAACGCCTCGCTGTTCCAGTCGCCACAATGGCCGTGGAAGCAGGTGTAGCTACGCGTAAGGGGATTGTAGCGCCCGCCGGGGTCGCCCGTCGTGTGCTCGGCGTGGTTAGGGCAGACAACGCCGTACCAGCCCTCGCCGTTGGCCTTATCGAGCAGTAGCCCGCGCTCGCGGACCCACTCTAGCACCGTGTCGAGGCCATCGTCCTCAAGGTATACGCCGCGTATATACGCCGTGTCTACAGCGCCGGGGGTGACGTTAAACGCTTGACAAATCTGCGCAAGCGTGTACTCGCGCTCGGGGTAAAACTCGGCTAGGATGGCGGCAAAGTTGTTGCGGCCTTCCTTGAGGTTAACACTACCCTCAATGCGGAAGTTACGTACGGGGTTGATTGCACCGGGGTCGGTATAACCCGCATCGGCGATGGCCTTGATGGCGGCCGAGAACTCGCCCTTGGTCGGCTGATCGTCTAGGCCGAACGTGTAGCCCCACTGGTAGTTGCCGGGGCTCGTCTCTAGCTTCCACGTCGGTTCCAGCGGCGGTACCTTGGACTTGGTGCCGATGTCATCCAGCACCATGAACGCCACGCGCTCGCAGTTGGCCGCAGAGGCCGAGAGGCCATCCGCCATGCGGTCAACGATGAAGCAGCCCGTGTTGGCGTACCACGCCCCATCAGGCCGGCGTTGGTAAGTGTCGAACAGGGCGGGCGGCCAGGTGTATTTCGGCGTCCCGTCGTTATGCGTCAGATGCTCGCCCTTTCGGACGATTGGCTTCTGACGGACGAACAAAATGGTTTCCCCTTCGGGGGCGATATTGTTAATATAGTCGGCGAATCTCATCGTAGACATCTCCAGTCTTCGTTAGCCCGGCCTAACCCACCGGGCTTTTTTTAGCCCTTACCGTACCGCGCCATGACCTTGACTTCGGCCTTGAGCGGAAACCCCGCAGCCCAGTCAGGCGCCGTACACATAACCGTATTCAACACCTCGGCGACCGCCTCGGCGGCTTCGTCGGCGCACTCAATGACGATTTCGTCATGGATGTGCAGCACCGTACGCAGCCCCTGACGGTCGAGCTCACGCAGGCTATGCCTTAGCAGATCGTTGGCGGTCGCCTGTGTGATGTTCTCGCAAGCCAAACCCTTCCACAGCCGCGCGCGCGGCCATTCGGTCGCATCCTGCGCAGGCTTCCAGGCGGCTTTGAGGTAACTCACCCCGTCCGACTCCAGACGGGCGAACGGATAACATAGCACGCGGCCTGACGGCAGGGCATACCAAAGATGCTGCCCGTCGTACATGTACGCCACGCGGCCCGCTCGTATTTCATGGTTGACATTTCGCATGGCGCGGGTGTAGGCGTCCTCCAGCTTCTGCCAGTAACGCACCGCCCAAGGGTTCGCCCGGCGCCATCGGTCGACGATACGCTGCGCCTCGGCCTCGGGCATACTCAGGCCGTAGGCTCGGCCCATGGCGCTGAACGCTCCGACGCCACCCGCGAAGCCAAGCGAGAGGATGGCGACCTTGCCGATCTGGCGCTGC